GGTGAAAGTTACACCTGTATGTACATATGAGTACATCGTTGGTGAGACCTCACGAGGAGATAGACCGTAATCGACTTCCATGGCTCTTCGCAACACACGGGAATCAATGATCGACCCTAGTTTCAATACTTGCACAGTACTAAATAGGTCTGCTAGGTCCGATGTTAAAACATCGTATCTCTTAGCTAATGAATTGACATCAAGTACAACATCCCCAAAGGTTGTGGTGTTCTCCACGACAGTGGGCACCTTGACAACAAAATCATCACTATTAGCGCAAAAACGATGACGCAATCCTGTCAAAAAAGGATGGGAAGGTTCGTGCTTCCATCCTCGGACTACGCCAGAAATATACTTATCAAAAATCGAAGCTTTGCTGGAATGTCTCCACTCAGCTGGCGACATAGCTACTTGTTGAGGTGATAAGTCCTCGTTAATCTTCCCCAAACCCCGGCACAAAGTGCCAAGATTTCTTGAAGGATAATAACGAGAATGACCATTAAACAGACCCCAAATTGGAGAATATTTCAGAAACTGAACTTTCTCAAAGACTGGTCTGTCGTACCCATCGACACAAAGGTCAACGGTTACTTTATGCCCAACACAAGCGGCTCCTTCCCTAATAACATCACTAAAGTTCTCGCAAAAGGATCGTGTTAGTATGTCAATTATCCCTGCAAAAATAAGCATATTGGCAACACAGTTCAATAAAGTTGTGAGTGACGTGCCGGATCCCTCAAAACATGTTGGAAATAATATTTTGAAAAACTCACTACGCAACTGTGGGTTCCGACACATAATCGGTTGCCGACACTGGAGTAAGTATTCATAAGCAGCTTCTACATCCAAATTTGATAACATCCTTCTAACGATATTAAAAATTAATGGACCATTACTGCTGTCACAAGACGTAATGTCTACATTGGCGTATCCAAACTTGCCGTCTACATTCCATGCAATGACGGCATCATCTGAAAAACATACATAAACAATTGAGTTAGGGGTGTCGCGCACCGCAAGCAACTCTTTAAAGCTACTATCAATGTCATCTACAGTGGGAGTTGTATGTACAATCAAAGTGCATGTTAATGGAGAACCATTTTGCCGATCTTTGATGAAAACTCTACGCCCTTGCAATTTTTTCTTTGCCACTGTAATAACATGTGGAGCTAAGAAACTAGATTGCTCCCCATAACTCACGAAGATACGGGATGGTTTGGCCGGGTTCAACTTATCAAGCTCATCCTTGAGATATGCTTGACATTCACAAATGACACGCATGGGTGAATACTTAACTGTATCTAATACCCTGATGCGTTGAGCGCGCTTTGCAGATTCCATATAAGCATACTTTTCACGATTATCTCCCAAGGAAAATAAGTATGCGTACTGGCTAAAAGCGCCCTCTCTCATTTGTAAGTCAACGCTATGAAAGAAGTCTGTTATCTGACCTAAAATACCACGTTTCGTACTATCAATTATACAATTGGCCACCTCCATAACAGCAGAATCGTTGTAACCACGAATGGGTGCTACGTTCCTAAAGTAAGGGTCCAAAGTGTAATAATATTTGGTGTACTCGTGATATCTAGAAGTCCCTAATTCGCCTGTTAACGGCACAGGTTGTGGGAAACATTTCTTATCAAAACTTGTGACTATCTTTTGTCCAGTCAAGCCATAATTTAACAAAGCTGTATTGGTTAGATAATCTGGAGTATGGGTATGAAGCGGACGAGCTCCCTCCCAATATTCATCCAAATTAGCATTCCAACGCTGTTGGTTAAGCCATAACTCTCGCTCTCCTTCTCTGGCACCCATCAATCGCTTAGCGATAGCGTGCTTAAATGACATAGTATCAGTCGGATCTGACCTGTCCCAACAACATGGGATCAGGTCCATACCTACCGATACATATTTCCTGGAATGTAGTTGACCCTCAATCAACTCATCCCTATGATACGTGGGCAACACGCTGCGAACGAACTCATCAGCGGTGTTATAAGAGACTGGATCTCCTCCGGTAGAAATACCGATATTAGGTTTAATGGCCAAACCGAGGGACAAACCCTCATTCGACCCCACTAATGGAAGTATTCTAGGACTTGGACTGACTTTAATGAAATCATGTGTCTGGATAACGGTATCTTTATTATACATAGCTTCGCGATATGGAAGGAACGAATTCTTAAGCGGTGATGATTTAACATCCGCCAGGACTGCTCCACATCTACTACCGCGTAAATAATTTAGGAAAAATCCCAAAGTGCTATCAAATAAAGGGGTGAGAGATAATACTACCTCCAAACTTACACATCTAAAAACTTCAAACTTAAGTTTAACCATATAATTGTTGATCGCGTTCTCTACACTAAGAGTTAAAATAGGTTTTTGCCAATGATACTCTAGTGTTTTCAACAAAGGTGAGAAAATAACATATTCACAAGAATTATGACATTTTTGAGCACCTAGCTCATCTAGATACTCGAAATTAGAAATACTTCTATTGAAAATCAGAGATGGCACGATATGTTCTTCCGGTGATTTAACAAATGACAGATAGTCTTTACCAATACGAAAGTGTGCTTGGGTGCCAGGCACCAATGTATCACAATCATCAGGTAAATCTGCAATCAACTTGAATTCCTTACCAGAACTCTCAACATAACACTCAACCCCTCCATAGATCAATTTGATCAAACCCCGTGTGATTATACGTTCATACGTCTGATCTAATGTCTCCTCAACAACCTCCCCCTCATTCAACAAATCAACTTGAGCTTTCAGTGTCTGCTCCTTATCACGTAACTCTCTACGTTTTCTGGAAGCAATTCTTGCGAGAGCATCTGAACTCTTATGTTGAGTTGTTGATGAATGTAACATTTTATTGCGAGCCTCTCTATGGGCTCGCTTTCTATCCTCGTTAGAGTCAAGATCGTCGGTTCCCGTAACCTCACCATTAGCCCCATTAAGTACTGGGGTGTACTTAAAAGACCATGACACACCGCCCACACAAGCTTCAAAGCTCAAATTGGTGATGTTTCCGTGAGGAAGGTACTGCGCGACGCGCTTAACTTTGGCATAATTTAACGACGGCTGCCATCCGGACGATCCGGGACCGTTTTCAACCAAAATTTGGACTGCACGGGATTCCAAATCCCTATACAGCTCTGTGAGTGTTGAAGTCTCATCAGTATTATTAGCCCCCCCGCCGTGGGTCGAAATACAACTGGCAGGCCAAATCGGCAGTTGTGGTAACATGAATGACCGTTTTATGCTCCTCCCGGAGTGTCCAAACATATTCTTGGGCGCTACCCCATCCATACTTACCTCATCAGCCCTGTCTCCAGCGGACCCACAACAGTTATTCGTCTTTTCATCAATAGTAGTGTAGTTCATTTTTGGGGTTATCGCGTCTAACCGTTTGCGATTGGCTCGGTGAGTGTTTACTGTTTCTCATCCAGTTGTTATGTTTATAATTTTAACGTGGGGATAGGCCACTTTGAATATATATATTTAGTACGATCCATATTTATTATTATGCTGATTACAGCTTATTTGACTGAGGTGGATACTTATTTATTTTGGTTTCTACAGACTGAACTGCTCGTCTGTGGTACATTCATAATTATAGTTAACGTGTGTTCATAAGCGGTTTCTTTTTGAACTAACCTTCATCCCAAACCGGGGTCTGCATCCGTTGCAGTAACGTCTCAACTTGATCACGACATCTGTTGAGCAATAAAAGCGCTAGGAATCATAGTTGCTGAAGAGTATGATACCCATAAATGCTCAAGTTATAGTCTAGAGCTAGACTTTAGGGCTTTAAAACGAGATGGCTACTACACCATTTCCAATGAATTTACAGTCTTTTGTTCAACCCGGCATGTGGAGTGAAAATGAGAGAAATAGGCAAGAGCCTGTATTAGAAAAGACAAAAGATTGGAAATAGCGATCACAGCGGTATAGACATCTTACAGTGAATTGAGACCATAGCCATTGCCCAGATCAGTAACAAATACATCAGTATAACTTGAAACAGTGCTAGTAACACCATTTAGTTGTATGTATGGTATGATGCCGGGAGCATTGGTAGTAATGGTCACAGTGCGCAAAGAAATGTATTGCAACAAAGTTGCTCCATACACATTAACAGCAGTACCCAAACCAGCTGAAGAGTGATACACGTTAGTATTATTCATAGCTAAGGTGTTGATCGCATTAATCAAAGGCAAGTTCGAAGTAATTGCAGCCGTGGCGTTAGTCTGTATGGTTATCTGATAGGTGTCGCCAACTTCCGCGTTAGGAAAGTAAATTCGACTACTAGTGTCATCATAGTAGACGCCAGTCATACTGCCATAAGCCAAGGTGATAGTACTATTAGTTAAAATACCTTGTAAAGGACCAATTGACGCAACGCCAGACAAATGTGCATAACCATATCGAGCGGGCGATATACGGGGAACCTCCAAAACGACATCATACGAAACCCACAATTCACCCAACACCTGGTTGGCAGTTATGGGACTTAATGTCGCAATTTGAAAATTACCTATATCAGTCAAATTAACAGGTGTCTGTGAAGCACTAGAACGAGTGTAATAGGAATTATTAGCAAATTGTTCACACTCAACTCCATACATCATCGACTCATCAGGTCTACCAGAAATGGCAAAATCTGAATTCTCAAACTGGGGTTTAGATGTGAAAGAGGGCGCAGCAGCATTATATTCCATAGCCATCATGACAGTACCCATCGCACCTCCAGCCAAGTAAGGCGATGTGGTTGACACATATTCAAACACCATACCGTTGACTCGGTAACGCTCGAAATTCTGCGCAATGGAGGATAAATATGGAAATGTCAAAACCAATCCCGGATTAATGGGGTAGGTGGTATTGGCGAAGGAATTGGAGGCGTTAGCATTGTACACATCTCCCAAATATTCACGGTGGACAATACGTGTTTCATTATCAGAGACACTAATTTTGGCGCTCTTGGAACCCTTTGGTGAAAACAAGGTGTTAACCGCAACAGGTTCGCTCACAGTGTAATCTCCTGAGCCAATAGCCTTGGAGATTCTCTTGGCGACTTTTCCGCCTAGTTTACCACCCAAGGTACCCATTCCAACTTGGGCCCCAGCCATGGACCCAAGATTTTTGCCAGCACTAACAAGTGCTTGCTTGACGAGAGGTTTTAAAGTAGCAGCCAGGTCTTTCGCCGAGACCTTCATTTGGCTGTTCTTGGTAGAATTCTTCTTCTTGTTCATCTCAAATACCTTGCTCTAACCCCAAGATGATAAGGATTAGAGGTGGGAAAAATGTAACCATGCATAAAACATTCTCTTATAACGCGTCCCGTCCACTAAAGTCCACGCGGTAATCAGTTCGGCACCGCAGCACCAGGTTGAATTGTAGCCTTTCAGCACCTAACAAGGAGTTTTCGTCACCAGCCGCATGGATGTTGGGCGTAACTACCTCCTTCTGAGTAGTGTGCCAGCCGAGATACTCAGACGCCGGACTTGCTCAGGAATTGGCATTTTTATATACCCGTGTGCCATACACGGGGGGGTGAGGCTTTGACCCTCCCTAGAACATAAATCTAGAACCTGA